GAGGAAGTGATCATGCTGTGTAAAAAACGTTATTCAAATACATAATAATTTTATATGGATAAAACTTTAATAATTCTTGATCCACAGGAATATGGGATCGAGAAAAAAGAAGCTGAACAAATCCAATCGGTTTTCATTCCAATGCTTGAAAAAATGACAGAGCTGGAAAATGAATATAATGAAATCGTCAAGGAATCCATCAGCCCAGAGGTTTGTGCAAAAGCACGAGAATTACGTTTGAAACTTGTGAGAGTGAGAACTGATACCAAAGATATCCACAAGAAAGCAAAGGCCTATTATCTGGCAGGTGGAAGATTAGTGGACGCTTGGAAAAATGCACAAGAATTTGCAGCAATTGAAAAAGAGGGAACTCTTGAAAAAATTGAAAAGCATTTTGAACTTCTCGAAGCAGAAAAACTGGAAAAAATCAAACAGGAAAGAGTCGAAGCATTATCACAATATGTCAACGACGTCTCGTGTTACGATTTAAAAAATATGACTGAGAGTGGTTTTGCACAGTTGCTTGAAAATTCAAAGTTTGCATTTGAGGCAAGAAAAAAAGCAGAGGAAGAGGCTGAAATTGCAAGAATTGAAAATGAAAAAAAGGAAGCTATCGCAAGAGAGGAAATGCGAATTGAAAATGAGAGACTCAAAAAAGAAGCAGAGGCAATGGAGTTAGAACGTGAAAAGGAACGCAAAAAACAAAATAAAATCCTAGCCGAAGCCAAAGCAAAAGCAGAAAAAGAAGCAGAGGCAAGGGCAAAATTAGAGGCTGAAAAAAGAGAGCAACAACGAAAATTAGATGAACAAAAAGACAAAGAGCTTGAGGAAAAAAGACAGGCAGAAATGGCACCAGATCGAGACAAGCTCGTTGCCTATGCAAAGAAATTGGCAGAGGTGGAAGTTCCAAAACTCAAGACTGATGAAGCAAATCTGATTTTGCAATCAGCCCTTGAGTTGGTTCGTCAAGCAACGGTGGTTTTACAAAAGAAAAAGTAATAGGACTTGGCAAAGTTCTTTAAAAATGGTATAATTACCCCTCAAACTTACCTTCTCAAACCTGAGGATGGGAAAAGCAAGGACGCTCAACTTGGCTACGGCTCGGTGTCCAGTTCTTGCTTTTTCTAGGTAATTATGATATAATTCAATTGCTTAAATAATCACACAATTTTAAAACTCTTTAAGTCTGGACTGGGCTTGCGGTGACGCACCCCTTGGCTGTGATTAGCCAAAGCAAGTCCAGACTCAAGGAGTTTTTTTTATTGTCAATTTTATGGGTAACTTTAAAAAAGTAGATTTTGCGTTCAGTGTGATACCAAACAAAATATTGGATGATAAAAATCTAAGTTGGACAGCAAAAGGGGTTTATTCTCACCTTGCTTCAAAGCCGGATGGGTGGCAATTTGCTTGCGATAGAATTGCTAAAAATGGCACTGAGGGGATTTTCGTTATTCGTAAAGCTATCCGGGAACTTATCGCAGCAGGATACCTTGAAAGCAAGCGAGAAAATACTGGAAGGATTCAATACTTACTTTTCTCAACACCGCAAAAAAAAGCCACAGTGCAAAAACTGCACTGTGCAAAAACTGCACTGCTAAGTAAGAAGGATTTAAATAATAAGAAGAAATCTCTATGTGAAGTCGCTATCGCTCCACAGAGAAAAACCAAAAAACCTATGAAAAAATATCAAGAAACAACAATTGAACTTGATGAACTTGGTGAACGTAAAGAACCAACGGCTTCAAAGTCAAAAACTCCGCTCAAAGTAATCACGGCGGTGGCTGTGCACTATGCTGACACGTTCAATGTTCCGAAATCAAATCTCTTTTTCAAATATCGGCGTGCAATCGAGGAAATGGTTACTTGTGCCAAAGAATACTATGGGGAGGATTTTAAAAAAATCGAGGCAGAAATAAAATTGAGAATCACCGTGGCCAAGGCCTATGCTGATTTTAAAGGCTGGGGAAAAATTAAATTAGCGACTATCGCCGAAAGCTGGAATGAAATTCCAGGCTGGAAAGAACAAATCGAAGTATGAGAGAAATACCTGCGTCAATCGAAACCGAGAAAGCCTACCTGGGGGCGATCATTCAAGACCCTGAGGCAAAATTTAAAGCGCCAATCAATCCTGAAGTTTTCTATGATAGCCGGCACCAAGTGATTTACTCTGCCATGAAAGCAATCGAACGGCCAGACCTCACTTCCTTGGCCGCATACCTGGAGGAAAAAAATACCGATATAAAACGCTCGTACCTGGTGGAACTCGCCAACTCTGTGGCCACCTCATTCAATATCAAAAACCACGCCAAAATTCTAAAAGAAAAACATTTGCGTCGGGTGGTTTTACAAGGCCTCGAAATTGGAATGCAAAGGATTTACGATGAAGAGCTCCCATCCGTGCTTGGGGACCTCAAACATCTGCTGATTCAAAGCTCTACGGGCAACCCGTACGAAACAACGGCCAATCCTGATCTCATTGAAAACTGGTATCGGGATTATGATCTGCCTCCAAACTTCATAAAAACAGGAATCTGGACCATCGACAATGCCATTGGTGGAATCACTCCCTCAGATTTTGCCCTTATCATGGCTGATACGAACGTGGGAAAAACAACATTGCTCTTGAACATGGCTATTCAAATGGCCAAAATGAAGAAGAAAGTCCTGTTTTTCTCTTTGGAAATGACCGCTAACCAGCTCAATGATAAGTTTGTCTCTATTTACGGGAACGTGAACGCCATGGAAGTTAAGAACAGAACGCTCGCTAAAACTGATTTGAGGGGCACTGTGGAGCGTTTTAAGTCGTTACCCATCACAGTTGTCCACCGGGGGTCAATAACCTCACAGGACGTCATTTCTGAGGCCTACAATCGAAAGCTGAGTGGGGAAGTGGACATCGTTATGGTCGACTACGTGCAACGTCTGGCCGATAAAAGCAAGGAATCTGAGACCATAAAAATGAAAACAATCGCTCAAAACCTCAAAAATTTTGCTCTAACTAATGAAATTCCTGTGCTTACACCGGCCCAGGTGGACAAAGCTTCCTCTCAGGGGGGCAAAATCAAGGTGGAAAACGTCGCCTGGGCCAAGGCTCTGGCCGATGAAGCCGACCTTGCCCTGTATCTCTACGAAAAAGAGGAGAAAATCGGCAAGGGAATGCTTCAGACCAATTTCCAGATTGCCCGTGAACTTCGTTGCCGGGTAGTAAAAAGTCGCCATAGTGAGAAAGGGCAGGACTTTAAGATCGATTTTGACCGTACAAACCTCCGTATGGAGGACGTTTTGAGTGAATTACAGGACAAAATTAGCTTCTAAAAAGCGTCTAATTATCCTTATTTTGTACCTATTTAGCCTTATTTTAGACGTCTAAAGTCTCAAAATAGCCTCTAAAACTTGACAAAAGTCTGACAGTATGGTATAATACATGCATAATCAAATAAACACTGAATATGCCTAAACTAGGACGAACGAAGAGGGAGAGGCTGGAATCACTCAAAATGAGTGCAAAAGAGCTGTATAAGGCTGGTTATACCACCCGGGAGGTGGGTAGATTGCTCGGAAAGAGCCGAACCTGGGTCTCTACCTCGGTAAAAACCTCCCCTGTGGATAACTTGCCAAAAACTTGACAAAAGTCAAAAAGTATGGTATAATATAAGTATAATAAAATAAAGCCTCAAAATAAGGCAAAAACAAATTTATTCAAAACAAACATAAATACAAATATATGGAACAAGTTTATAAGGAATACGCTCAAGGTGTTTACACCAAAGAGTCACTCGAAAAAATGGAAAAACGTAATACAATCAAACTTTCAACTGGGATGAAAAAGACCAACAAAGGCAAAAAATACATGACTAAAGCAATGGTAAAACTCTACAACAAGCTCATGTTGTCAATCAGTCTCACAATGGTTCTCGTCGGTATCCTTGGCCATATTGCCAAATAATCCCACCTTTATGAAAAGAACCAAACCAACACGCTTTGAGGAAAAATTGAACAACTATATCATTGCCATTTTACTGCTTATCGTCACCGTGCCACCTATTGAATACATGGATCATAAGCATACCGAGGCCTATAAAAATTTGATGTCCTCAATCGCAAAATTTGAAGAAACGATGAAAGAAGAACAAAAGACAAAGCAAACCCAGATTATCGAGGCAATCATTCCAACGGTGCACGCTGAATCAATCCCAGTAGAAGAAGCACCAAAGAAAATTACCATAATGAGCAATGCCGAAGTAAAGGCACTCATTGAAAAAGTGGCAAAACAGAGAGGCGTAAAATACACGGATTACCTCTACCGCCTCGCGACCTGTGAAAACAAAAGACACCCAAACGACTTTTTTGACGCTTCCCGTACGAATGTTCAAGGAAATTTTCCAGATACATCAGTCGACCGTGGTTTGTTCATGATCAATAATCACTGGCACAAAGAGGTTCCCGATTCTGTGGCATTCGACCCTGAGGCTGCAACAAACTGGACCATTACCCGTATTGAGGGTGGGTATCAATCTGAATGGATGTGTGACCCATTGGTGAAAAAGAATCCAGCAAAATACCGAGTTTATTAAAAAGTTTTATTTTTAAAGTGTATGAATCAAAAAATCGAGAGAATAAAAGAGCTTGTCCATTCAATCGATGAACTAGAAAAAGAGCTTGAGGCATTGCTGGATAGTGAGGGCATACCTGTGTATAAAACAGGTCCTCGCAAAAAACGAGGCCCAAAACTTGCAAAGGCACTTATGTCTTCGCAAGAGGCAATGATTGGTGTCGAATCAACACCTCAAAAGAAGTCTGGACGTGGTCGTCCGGTTGGTTGGAAAAAAGGAATGCCGTACTCGGCTTTTTCAAAGCCTGATGTCACTCCAAAAGGAGCCAAGCATGTAAACTGGTATTGTGAAGAATGCGCTCATGAGTTCAATGCTGGCCCGGATATCGAAGAAATACCATGCCCAGCTTGTGAAAGTAAAAATACTTTAAAATCAAAATACCAAGATTTTGAATAGCTATGAGGGGAACCATAAAATTATTGTGGAAAGTCTTTACTCAGCAAATCACCTGTGAGACATGTCTACAATTGATTTTTTGGTTCGGTGTTGGAATGTGCGAGCCTTGTGCGATCGCATGGGAAAAAAGAAAATCATCTCTTTCATGATGTGGTGGCGGACTATGAGCCGCTAAAGGCTAGAGACACCTAGCTGGAGTGGAACGTAAAAATCTGTGTCCGTAAAATATCCACCTGCAATGCAATATACGAGTAACAAACTGGCTAGGCAGTAAAGAAGCAACTTTACCACGGAGCAAAGCCTGGGCTCCATCTCGTCAAATCCTTGCCCACATCATGAAGGAGATGAAAATGACATGTCACGGTTGTGACGAAGGAGCGAAGCAAAATCTGGTAATTCAAAACGGTACCGTCAAGTGCAAAACTTGCGGAACTATCCTTGAGAAAGAAGTAAAAAATGCCTCAGCAAATGGAAGTATTCGTCGACCACTTCTTCACCTTGCTTCTCGTTGACACCGAGTCACCGAATTGCCCAAAGTGTGAGAAAGGGAAACTCTACGATCACGCAAAAACGATTGAAACGACCCATGGTCGTGATATTCACTACTTTTTCAAATGCCACGATTGTGGCTACACCGTCAATATGGAGAATTGACGGATTGGTTAGCCTTGAACCTTAAAAGGCACCCGTTGTATTTTATCTTTTTATTTATTTTATATGGTCCCATACAAAGTGAGTCCTTGGAAAGAGGACGACGAATTTAAAAGTTTCGACTTGCCAAATTGGCAACAAAAGAAAATAGAAATGCTCAGAGCTGAATTGCTTTTTGCTTACGGATTGGTCGCATTGTTGCTGGGGATACTTATTTATAAACATTTTGTATGACACAAGAAGAAAACAAAATATGCTGTGTTTGTGGAGAGGTGGCAGAACTTTATTGTTCATACTGTGAAAACGCTTATTGTAATAAACACTACGGAACAATTGTAATGACTGGAAATTGTTGTAGCTCAAATGAAAAAGATTATTAACTTTTCTCTTTTATGAAATTAGAAAAACAATTAAACATATTAAAAACAATTTTATTTATAGTTTGTATTTTTACGGTAGCACTTTTATTTTTCATAGCACCACCCTGTCATGCCGCCATGCTCGCCACCATGTCCTCAGTATCTACCACTACAGTCGGTCAAGTCTTCACAGTAGACGTATACGCAGTCCCACAAGGCACAAAAGACAAACCTGATACAAGCTATGTCGCAGGCATGCAACTTGAATACCATGACGCTAAATTCATTTCATGGGAGTCAAACAAAGAATTTATCAAAGTGAGAACTGAGAAGCTTTGGAATAATTACGATTGGTATATTTCAAGAACCTTTGGCTTTCCTGGTGGATTCAATAAAACAAAGAAACTTGGTACTGCTACTTTTGAGTCAACGAAAGAGGGAAAAATTGACGTTGGTTTGCTTGATGGGTTCGTGCTCAATGCCGAAAGTAAAAATACTTTTAAATAAATTTTAATAAATTCCTATATCAACAGCGTTTCCTAGTAATTTTTTTTACTAAGACGCAATATGATCGGCCAATGTCATCAGCTTTCCTGGGGAAGGCTGTTGATATGGGATAAAATGTTTTCTATGGAAGTTATTTGTGGTGCTATTTTAGGTGACGCAAGCGTTTGCAATAATGTGTGTGAAGTTACTTTGTGTCATGAACATTTGAAAGAACTGGTGAATTTTTCTTATTCGGAAGGTTATAATGCTGCGAAAAAAGAACTTGAAAACGTATGATACACAATTATTCTTCGTACAACATGCCTTACAAGGTGACACTTCAGACGAAGGATAAAAAAATAAAATTGGTATATTACAAATCAACCACTGAATTTCTTTCATTCGATGACACTCGTGTCGATGTCGAAATTCAACAATATAATCCAAACTCACAAATGTTTTTCCACAAAAAATTTGCTCCAGAGTCACCATTTTAGTAGAAAAAAAGTCAAAAAAGGTGTATACTGTGTGTATTCACCATAGAAAGAGAGGACAAAAATGGCGACTCGTCTTGAGGCTACTGGCAAACGGATGAGTCGCATTGTAGCCGACTCGCAATTCGATTGTGAATGTGGCCACGGCCGCGTTTACCATGAAATTGCCTACACTCGGCACTACCTCGGTTACTTCTTCCTGTGCGTGAAATGCCGGCAACGGTATTTCATTCCAGAAGTGGGTGGCGAGCTGAGCAAAGTGTACGTCGTTTCTCTTCAGTGATTCTTACCGCCTGACAAGCGGGGAGACCCTGGACGCCGGAGACTGGGCAAAAAAACTCCGGCACCAATCTTAAAAACCTTGTGTATGCGAACTCAATGCAAAGGAAATTGTGGACGACCGGCATTCAATTCTTCAGTCTCAAATGAATATTGTACAAAATGCCTCTTTCTATGAACTTCAAAAGTCCGGTTCCACTTGAGTATGATGAGCAAAAAGTAGTCGTTGAGTATTTGGAAAGACGAGGATTGAAATTTTCCTCAATCCCAAATAGCACCTACACAAAATCATGGGCACAGAAGAGTAAAAACAAGGCCAGTGGCTTGCGCGCTGGCCTCCCTGATTTGTTGATCATCGTTAAACACACACTTCTCTTCATTGAACTCAAGCGAGTGAAAAAATCAACGGTCTCTGATTGTCAAAAAGTTTGGCAAAAAGCATTGAATGAAGTCGGCGGAAATGTAGTGGCACGGGTTTGTTTTGGAGCCGACGAAGCTATTTCTCTTATCAATTTTTATCTTAAATATGAAACCCGACCAACCGAAGAAAAAGACAAAGTTTAGAAAATGCTCAGGGTGTGGCACTGAAACGATTTTGACCATTTGCAGCGTGTGCAAAAACAAAGCCACTGAAAAAACTGTGAAGAAAAGCAAAAATGTGCTATAATATGACCACTTCTCAATCTCACGAACTGGATAAACAGTTCCAAATAATTGGCCTTGAAATGTGGAATGGCAAATCAGTGCTGAGTGGTCTCCCGGCGACGGTGATACATCACTTCTATGGTCGCAGAAATGAGGCCACACGCTGGTATTTGCCGAATGCAATAGCTTTGACCCATGAAGAGCACATGAGGCTTCACGACGAAGAGAAAAAGGGCATGGAAGACGCTATCATTGTACGGCTCGGCACGCTCTGGTTTGAAAATCTCAGAAGAGTCTCAAACCGAACTGCAAAATATTTTACTTACGAGGATGTTCTGGCTCATCTCAAGGGCCAATCAAAACATTATTTAAAAGACTGGTATGTCTGACGAGATATTCGTAGTGCGAGACATTGGTCTCGCGGCAGCTTTGCAAGTTCAAGGCTATATACTTCGGAAGGCAGAACGTCGGTATAATAATTTATATGAGTTCACTTTCGACGGTGAAGCAAAAAAAGAATACGAGGCGTACTTCAGTGGTCAATTGTCTGTGTCTGCACTCGCCTACTCAAACGCGATCAAAAACCTCAAAACCTACGTATCTAATCAATATTAAAGACTTGGTGGAGCAAAGTGTAAATGACCAATATTGGTATCTCAAATTTATTTAATTTTATATATTTTATATGGAACCAAGAAAAGAAAAAACAGTGCTCGAAGTAATCGAAGAAAATCTTATTTTTACAAAAAATCAAATCACTTTTTTGAAACTAGAGGAGCAATATTTATCAAGTAGAATGATTTTTGAGAAAAAACCGGAGATTGGTCAAATGCTCGGTGAATGCCAAGCAAAACTCAAACTCAATCTGAGTTGGCTCGACTTTATTCAAAGGAGACACAAAGAAGAAGCTGAAAAAGTTTCAAAGGCTGGTGGTGCAGGTGCTGACGGTAACGCTTAAATATATGCCACTCAAAATCGATAAATATAATTTTCGTATTCCGTTCTTCACAATTGATAAATTCTTGGTAATGCCGGATAGTAAAAAAGCATTGCTTTTCAAAAAGGTGCGTGAATCGATCATACTTCAGGCAGGAAAAAAGAAGTTTATTGAACCCAACGGTGCATTTTCTGTGGTAGTTGAGTTCAATTTCCCTGAAGGTCCAAAGGATGTTTTGCATGCCTATGCAGTTACTGGTATTCTCGTGCTTTTGATACTTTTCCCACGGTATAGAGACACTGTAAGAATAAAGTCAAACAAAAAGAACTACGATTTTAAAAAGTTTCTGAAAATGATGAATGTCTCTTTTCGATTTGGCAGAAGAAAACCCAAAGAAGAAGAAATCAATTTATTCATTCATCATAACGTACTATGAATTTTATCTTGAGAGGGCTTGTCGTTCTCTTGGTGATGTTGGCAACCGTTGCCTTGGCCGCATTTTGTTGGTTCTGGGCAACCATATTTATCTTAAAGTTTATCTAATTTTTATCTTATTATGTATTATGAAAAATAAGTTTGTAGCATTTTTGCTGGCGTTCTTTACTGGTGGCCTCGGTATTCATTGGTTCTATCTCAATAAACCGGGTCGTGGGGTGGCTTATATCCTCTTTTTCTGGACATTCATACCACCGATTTTGGCACTGATTGACAGCATACGTTTTGCTTTCATGTCTGAGGAAAAATTTGATCAAATTTATAATTAACAAATCACTGGGAATGTGCTATAATAAGTACATTCCTTGTTTATTTTTATAGAACTTTTATATGAAATTAAATCACAAGCAAAAGGTGAAGTTGGGTCGGAAATTGCAGGCACCAGCTGAGGACAGAAAATTTTTCGGAGTATTCCAAAGTAAAGCTTGGTTTGCTCGTTCTGAGAAAATTCAAGAGCGCATTGCTAAACAGAGAGAAAGAAATGCTGAACGCCGTTACAAAAATTCACTCCAAACTGTATGATGATTTCTCATGTAGTAATCTCACCCTACGAGAAAAATGCTAAAAAACACACTCAAAAACAAATCGACGCCCTTTGTGAAATCGTCAAAGAAGTGGGTTGGAGACAGCCAGTTCTCGTGAATAAAGAAGGTGTGATCATCGTCGGTCACGGCCGGTATGAGACTTGGCTCCAAAACAAAGAAATTTTACAACCAATCTGGATAATCAACGACTCAGGTCAAACGCTTCAGGGTGGCCCAGACACTCGTGAGATGACGCCTGAACAGGAAAAAGCCTATCGCCTTGCGGATAATAAGCTCAACGAGAGTGAATGGGATATGAAGCTGGTAACTGAGGAACTTTTTGATCTCGACCTTGCTGGTGTGAGTGTAAGCCTCACTGGGTTTGAAAAGGACTTGATTCTTTCTTCGGATGAAGCGGATGATATTGTGCCTGGAATCCCTGAGATTCCAAATTCGAAGCTCGGAGAAATTTACCAGCTTGGGAATCACCGGATTATGTGTGGCGACAGTACTGACTACGACTCTGTTCATAGACTTCTGGATGGAAAGAAAGCAAACATGGTTTTTACTGATCCGCCTTACAATGTAGATTATAGTGAAAAAAGAAAAATCAAAAATGATAAATTGAATACTGAAAAATGGAAAGAATTTGTTGATGGTTTCGTTGTGAATCTTTTAACTTTCTGCAATGGTGCTCTGTATATTTGCATGTCCTCGAAAGAATGGGGAACCACTCAAGACTCGTTTAACCGAGGGGGGGGGCATTGGTCCAAGGTTATTATCTGGGTCAAAGATAGATTCGTTATGTCGCGCGGTGATTATCATAGTCAATTTGAGCCGATTATGGTGCTCAATTCGGACGAGGAGTCTGAACCTGAAGAAGAAGGCACCCCAATTTTGTATGGGTGGAAAGAAGGCGATTCTCATAAGTGGCATGCGGACAGGAAACAAACGGACGTCTGGCGAATAAAACGGCCCACTGTGAGCAAGGAGCACCCAACCATGAAACCTGTCGAACTCTGTTTGAAAGCCATTAAAAATAGCTCTGAACCACAGGATATCGTACTCGATCTTTTTCTTGGGTCTGGGACCACACTCATCGCTTGTGAGAAAGCTGAAAGAGTATGCTATGGAATGGAACTTGACCCCAAATATGTTGATGTCATCATCGCCCGTTGGGAAAAATATACAGGAAAAATTGCTAAAAAATTATGATATGCCAATTTGCAAAGTAGAAGGGTGTACAAGAAACCGTCAATCTCGTGGGAGAAATAAATCCGGGAATCAACGCCTCCGTGCTGTCTGCTTCTTTCACCAGAAAGAAAATCAAGCGAAAAAAGCTAACCAAAAACCTTTATGAAGTACTTTTCTGTATTTTCTGGGATTGGTGGCTTTGAACAAGGTATTGATTCTTTTGGTGAATGCGTAGGTTACTCAGAAATAAATAAATATGCTATTCAAGTTTATCAAAAACATTTTCCAACGCACAAAAATTATGGAGACATCACCAAAATTGCCACCAGCGATCTTCCAGACTTCGATGTCCTTGTTGGAGGATTCCCATGCCAAGCGTTCAGTATCGCTGGAAAACGTAAAGGATTTGATGACACCCGAGGGACTTTATTTTTTGAAATCGCAAGGATACTCTCTGATAGAAAACCAAAATTGTTTCTACTGGAAAACGTCAAAGGGCTTTTATCTCATGAGAATGGAAGAACTTTCAAAACCATCATCTCCACGCTTGATGAATTGGGGTATGACCTCCAATGGCAAGTGCTTAACAGCAAGAATTTCGGCGTCCCCCAAAATAGGGAAAGAGTGTTCATTATCGGACATCTTAGAGGACAACCCAGACCAGAGGTATTTCCTCTCAGAGAAAATGACCAATTATCTTGTGGAGAGAATGAATCAAAAGAAAGACGGCCACAAGCCAAATATAGTGGAACTTTAAGAGCAAAAGGTTCAATGGACGCGGACGGCACCTACATCAAGCAAATAATTGGAGGAGCTCAAGGAATGAGAGTGTATAACCCAGACGGTCTTGCGATAACTCTTTCCTCTCTTGGCGGAGGAGCTGGGGCAAAAACTGGATTGTATGCAGTTCCTCTAAAATTTTTAGACAGAAATCAAAAAAACTTCCAAGGAGAATATTCTTTCACGGTTGATACGGTAAACACGGGAGGAATAATGCAAAACTCTCGGATCCGTCGCCTGACCCCAAAAGAATGCGAACGATTGCAAGGCTTCCCAGATAATTGGACAGAAGGATTGAGTGACACCCAACGATATAAATGCCTTGGGAACGCTGTCACTGTAAATGTGGTACAATATATTTTTAATAAGCTCTATGAAATTTAAAATCACCTCAGCCCTTGTTGAATCAGAGTCAAACCCAAATCAACAATACGAACTCTCTCAGGACATAGAAACAAAACAATGGTCATGCACCTGTATGGCCGCTAAACACTTCCCGGTGGACTGCAAACACATCAAGTTCATGAAAACCACCCAAGGAGAAGATAAGAAAAAACTCACCAAAGAAGATCTAATCAATGGAACCTATGCCACTCCACAGGAATAAAGAAATGCAAAGTCAATTTGACGGATTCAGTTTCCTTCCCTATATGGATCTCGTTCATGACCTTGCAGAAGATGAATATGTTTTACTCTTTGGCTGGGGAATATTTCACTTTATTTATCATTCGTAAAAAATAATCATATGGCACAAGGAAAAGAATGGGAGAAAGAGAAAGTCGTCGAAGCTCTAAAGCCATATTTTCAGTTGGGATATACTGTGAATAGAGCTTGTGAACTAGCAGGGTTTCCATCATCTACTTTAAAAACTTGGCTAATGACTGATGATGAGCTTCGTCTGAAAATACGTTCCTGGCAAGGGCAAATTGGTGCTAAGGCAAGAGAGAATGTGATGAAAGGAATCAAGCAAGGAAGCCAAGAAGACAGTAAATGGTGGCTTGAAAGAAACATACAGGAACGCAAGGAGTTTTCTACCCGTGCGGAAATGGTCCCAACTGATACGCCTGATTTCGATTTCACTGCTGATGAGGATGAACTTGCTATTGGATATGAACCAAAACAATAATTTTGGTATATGGCAACATTCAAGCAATGGAAAGAAGATTTAAAGAAAGTGTCCAAGCCAGCACAACGGGCTTGGATTTTTCGTACTCTGCAATACAAAGAAAATCTCCACATATTCGGCAAATACTTTTTCCCTCACATTATCCGTGGAACGAGTGAGGTTCCACAATGCCACAAGGAGCTCATTGCTGAGATTTCAAAGCCGGGAGATTCAGGGATTGTCTTCCCTCGTGGCTTCGCAAAAAGTACCTGGGAGAAAATCGACACGCTTCATGACATTGTATATGCCTTGGAGCCTGTTATTTTGTATATCAGTAATAATTTGACAGACGCAGGCTTTCACCTTGAGAGTATGAAAGTCGAGCTTGAAAATAATCAGCGTCTCCGTGCGGTGTTCGGCGACCTCGTGCCTCTCGATTCAAAGGAAAGTAAAAAATGGACCAACAAACACTTTGAGACCAGCAATGGGATCAATGTTGTTGCTCGTGGTGCGAACAAAGGCCGTGGTGTGAACATTAAGAACCAACGCCCGACCAAGATTATTATCGATGACGTCGAGGATGACGAAATGGTCCGCTCTTCTGAGCGTCGTGCAAAGCTCAAATTCTGGCTCTACAACGTTATTTACCCAAGTAAGGATAAAACACGTGGTAAAATCAAAATGATTGGTACAGTGCTCCATGAAATGTGCGAGGTGCTTGCTTTCTACAACCAGCACGGTGGTATTTTTCGTATGGCCACAGAAGACGGGAAACTCACCGAGGACAGTATTTCAATCTGGCCTGATATGTGGAGTATTGAGGACTTGCAGGCACAGAAAACAAAAGTTGGTACGCGCGCGTTTATGCAGGAATACATGAATACCCCAACCAATGAGGAACTCGCCAATTTGAAGCCTGAATTTATCGACAACAATACTTTCACGGTAGATCCAAAGTTTGTGCACCTGAGAAAATCCATTCATATCGACCCTCAAGCTGGGGAAAGTGCCTTATCTGATGAATTTGCTATCACCGTATGCGCGTGGGAACTCAAGGATAAACATCGCTACATCATAGAGCAGATTGCTGGGCGTGAAAGTCAACTTGAGCAGGCTCGTCTATTTGTCCTATGCTGGCAACGTCACCCTGAGACGCTCCGGGCTGGAATTGAAAAAGTGATGAATCAAACCGCCGTGTTTCAGTATGTCCGGGATTGGAAGAATGGGAAAATAGATTTTGAGGGTGTTGATAATGATAATCGAAACATTCCACTTGTTGCTCATGCACCAAATAAATCAGGCTCGACAAAAGGATTTGATAAAGTTGGGCGTTTGCAAATGCACGAGGGTGCAATGGAACGTGGAGAAATTCATATCCGTCATGGCATGAGTAAATTGCGCGAGCAAATTCTTTTCCTTGGCACAAATGTAATTGACCATGATGACCGTGCGGATAGTTTTTGTGGTGCACTTGAACTTTCATATAAAACAGGTTTTGTTGAAATTGATGAAACTCCGAAAAAAGTGTATACTGTTGGTAATAAATATAAATCAGATCCTAGAAGAATTATTGCAAACCAACTTTCAACACGTGATCTTCTCAAAACTCAATTTTAATATATGCCTAAAACAAAAACTTCGGGGAGCGCATTTGAAGCAGTGCGTGATCAACTCATAACAATATTTGGGGATTCTGGTACTGAGCGATTTCGTGGGTATTTCCTCGAAGAACCAAACTTTGAATGGCGTGATTCACGTCGTATTCAAAATGTAGAAGAAATGCGCCGCTCTGACGCGTCTGTCAAGGGCGTGCTCAATGCACTCAAGGCTCCAATCCTTTCTACGAAATGGCAAGTAGAAGGTGAGAATGATGAAATCGTGGATTTTGTCAAAGACAATCTTTTTAAAATGGAGCGATGTTGGCTTGACTTTCTCCGTGAAGGATTTACTTTTCTTGATTTTGGTTTTGCCGTGTTTGAAGTTATTTATGAAGTTCGTGAAGGAAGAATTTGTTTAAAAGATTTGGCTCCTCGTATTCAAGCCTCAATCGAACGCTGGGAAATGTCATCTGGTGAGCCGGGTGTTCTTCAGAGACTTCGTAATGGTGACGCTGCTGGTGCGATTGCTGATATTCCAAAGGATAAACTTCTTGTGTTTACTAATGACAAAGAGGGTGACGATATTACCGGGCAATCTGTTTTACGTGCTGCGTGGAAACACTACAAATATAAAGATTTGCTCTATCGTTTTCAAGGCATTGCTGCTGAACGCTATGGGGCTGGTGTGCCAGTGATTACCATGCCTGAAGAGTTCGGTGAAGCAGACAAAGAAAAAGCCGAAGAGCTCGCGAGTGAAATCCGTACGAATGAAAAAGGGTTCATGGTTTTGCCACATGGCTTCGAGGCCTCAATTCTCGTGCCAAATGGAAACCCACAAGGTGCTGCGATTGAGTCAAGTATTGCTCACCACAACAAAATGATTTTGTCTGCCGTATTGGCAAATTTCTTGGGACTTGGGACCGATTCGGCCTCAGGTTCTTTTGCACTTTCAAAAGACCAATCATCTTTCTTCTTGAAACACGTTGAAGACAAGGCCATGTATTTTGCTGAACAAGTTACTGAGCAGGTAATTAAAAAATTGGTTCGATATAATTTTGGAGATAATGCTGAAGTTCCAAAACTTTGTTTTGCTCCTCTTGGCGATATCGATTTTGCCGAAATGTCCACGACCATGAAAACTTTGACCGACGCCGGACTCATTGAAGTGGATCCAAAAATGAAACAATTTACTCGAAGTATTTTCAAACTTCCTGGTATGTCTGATGATGAGGTTGCTGATGAAGAACTTGAAAATGAATTGAATGAAATGGACAGTGAAATACAAAGTGACGATATGAGTTTCACTGACCAGCCTGAAATTCCAATCCCAGGAGATTTGCCTGAGACACCAACTCCACCTGAGGCAGACCCAAACGCTGACCCAACACAAGGAGCAGATAATCAAGAATAAAAAACCTCTATGCCAGACAAAGGCCACGCTCAATCCGAAGAAACAAAAAAGAAAATATCAGAGGCCTTGAAAAAAGACGGCACTGATATTGTTAAACGTTCACCTGAAGCACAAAAACTTTTTAAATCATACAATGAGAGTCGTGCCAAGAGTATTGAAATGAAAGCCGAGATTGAAAATCTTTTGGCTGCGAATAAATCCCTCGGTAGAAAGAAAGGCACCAAAGGCCAACGTGCCAAAATCAACAAGCAAATCAATGCTCTGCGTGACAAGATGAAAGCCGAAGCTGCGGCCCGTCAAGCAATCGTTGACAATGCAAAAGCTCAGAAGCGTGTGAAACAGGCCGAGCTCGTAATAGAGAAAACAAAACTCCGTACCAAAAAACTTGATCAAATCAAACAAAGTATCAATGAACGTCTCGCCAAGGCAAAAACTCCTGAGGCAAAACAGAGAATAAAAGACACCCTCGCGCGCGTGGATGATATGTACTCTCGCCAGGATGAGCTCAAGAAAAAAGCCGATGGGATAATCTCAGAAAAGGGCAAAACCGATAAAATCTCCAAAACCTCATTTGATTTCTCTGAATCCTCTCATTTTGAGGCTCTCGGTGAACGTGTATATAAGCCCTGGCGTGCCCTGACGTTGCAGGAGGAGCGAATGGACCCCGAAAAGGTAAATAGTGACATGAACGACCTAGAAAAGGAATTAGAGGCCCTTTTAATCGCTCTGACGCTTATCCAAATTGAGGCAATCGTGAAGAGACTCGGCCGGGCGATTGAAACCAAGGACATTCCACTCATTGAGTCCACTGTATTTGGTGGTCAACAAGACTACAAAAACGCTTTCAATGACACTGCCAAGAAAGCCTATGAGATTGGTAAAAATGGGGCATCAAAGGAAGCTGACGTGCCGGCTCCGGCTACCAAAAAAATCAGTAATCAAATCCGTGCTGCCGAAACTGACCAATTAGCCGAGGTTTTTGTTCAAGAAATGGAGAATGAGGGCAAGAGTATGGCCCGGAACTCCGTCGCTACTGGGGCCACTGCCAATGTGGCAAAAGCTGCCTTGTTTGCGACTTTGACCCGTACCGCAGGCAAAATGATATCAAACGCCTCTGGTATCGTCCCGGCTCAGTATGTGAACCGTGGGAGAAAGCAAGTGTTTTATGATAACATCATGAAAATCACCCACTTTCAACGTTCTGAGGTGCTCGATACGCGCACATGCAATACATGCCTTTCGCTCGACAAAAGAATTGTCAAAGCAGATGACCCTTTTGCTCAACTTGAAATTGTCCACTCATTTTGCCGTGGTACATGGGTACCAATTTTTTCAGAAGAAGACCAACCTGAAGATTCTGCCGTGGGCATTCCGAAAGTAATTCGTGGATCATTTAATTCTGTTGACGGCCGACCACTTGCGAATGATTTTAAACAAATCAAACGTCCAATAAATACAAAAGAAAATCCAGAGGCTCAAGCCGAGATTGAAAAACGACTTAAAAAGAAATCATAAAATATGGATGAAAAATTCCGATGTAATCGTCCAGGTTGTCCAAGGCTTTTGTTTATTGGATATGTTTATGAGGGAAAAATTGAGGTTGCTTGCTCAAAGTGTCGTTCATTGAATCTGTTGAAATTTGTGAAAGGTCGACTTGTTTCACAAGATATAAATAAAAACATTCGTAGTATACAAATCAATCAAAATAATATATAATTTATTCACCGTTTCATATTTAAATCAATCCTATGGCACAAACATACAAACAAGTTGCTGTTGAAGCACTTACTAAAAAAGAACTCGTGCAAGTTTTAGAAGCTGCCGGTGTTACCGAAGTAGATCAAACATTAAACAAGGCACAACTCGCTGAACTTATTATGTCAAACGAATGCGAAGTCCCTGTTTTATCAGAAGACGGAAGTGTGAGTTTTGTTTCTGAAGAAGAAATGAAAGTCGAAGAAGACGCTCGTCTTGCTGCTGAACAAGCTGAGGCTGACAAGGCTGTGGCAGACGCTGAAGAAGCACGTCTTGCACAAGAAGCTGCTGACCTCGCTGCTGCTGAAGCAAATTTGACAGAAGTAAAATTGAATGCACGATACAATGGTCATATCTATGTTGCTGGTCAAAAATATAATTTATCCCCAGCTGAGAAAAAAGATTTGCAAGACGCTGGTGTGTTATAAAAAAATAGTGTATAATAAAAACACAATTTAAATTCTTTATCTGGTATAAGAGCTCCTCGAGAGCCACCACGCGAAACCGCCAAACTCAGGGCGGTTTCATTTAAAAAAAAGTTTTATGAAGAAAAATGTTTTCACATTATCAGATGTTTCATTGAAAGAAGGCGATACAAAATCACAGGTCGAGGTTTTACGCACGGGCGTGATTCGTGATCGTGACTGGCGTATCACCGATGAAATGCTTGACATGTATGTAGCAAATTTCAAATCAAATGTTTATGGCACCGAGATTCAAGTGAACCTCGAACATAACCGTGGTGGTGAAGCTGCTGGCTGGGTGAAAGATTTATACAAGGATGGTCACAGTCTCTTCTGTGAGGTCGAATGGACCGAAATGGGAGCTGAAAAAATAACAAAAAAATTATTTAAATTCGTTTCTGCAGAGTTGGCACTGGAATACCCTGACTGTGAGACTGGAGAAATTTGTCAAAACGTGTTCATTGGACTCGCTTTGACAAATACCCCAGCCCTCAAAGGTCAAAAGGCTCTTGCTCTCTCTGAAATACAGGAACTTAATAATACACTTATGTTAAAAAAGTTTATTGAACTTTTGACAGCACGTCCATTCGTTTCAAAAGAAGAAAAAGAAACAATGCGTGCGCTTCTCTCTGAAGCTTCAGAGGAAGAAAAAATCGAAGTTGAGGCTGGTAGTGCTGAAGTAGAAGCAAAACCTGAGGCACCAGAACCAACCGAAGAAGAACTCGCAAAAAAGAAAAAGGAAGAAGAAGAGGCTGCTGCAACAAAAGCGGCGGAAGAAGCGGCTGCTGCCGAAGCTGCTGCAAAAGCAGAAACTGAGGAAAAAGCCAAAGAAGGTGAACAACTTTCAGAAATGCAATTGGCAGAAAAAGCGAAGATCACCGCCCTCGAAGAAGAAAATCGCACTTTGAAACAAGAAAAACTCCGCAATGAACTTGAGAAAAATGTGGCACCGTTCATGCTTTCAGAAAAACAAAAAACTGGTTTCGTAGAAGCCAATTCTAAATCAAAGCTCGTTGACTTTCTTGCGAGCCTGTCCGAAGAAAACAGAAAAGTGGCATTGTCACTCTTTGCTGAAATCTTGCGGGTAGAGCTTGGTGAAAAGGGCGACGTTGGGGCTCAAATCCCTGAAGGTGATGATGAAGAAAAAGCCTTGAAAGACCAAAAAATGAGAGCTGAGCTCATGGCAAAAGAGAAGGGTATCCTTTTGCACGAAGCTCTGTCAATCGTTATCAGTGCTGACGCTCAAAAAGCTGAAGCAAAAGTTTAATAATTTTAATCAAATTTTGTATGGCTAATCCTACAGGTCAAATCATGCTTCCGGTAACGTTGACCGTGAGAATTGACACAAATCTTTCTGGGAAAGAATACTATTTCGTAAACTTTGACGCTACCGATGACGGAGTTGTCAATCTTGCAACTGATCAAAGTCTCCCTTGCTTCATTTTGTGGGAAGGTGTTGACGGTTCAGCTGGAGAAAAAACTGGATCAATCTTGCTCCCAGGCTCAGTTGGTAAAGTGAAACTTGCCGAAGCAGTAACTGCTGGTAAATTCCTTGTACCTACTGCAAGTGGTGACGCTGAAGTTGCTGACTCCGCTGGAGAACGCTACGGATGTGTAGCTCTTGAAAATGGTTCAACTGGTGATATCATTCGTGTTGTTTGTCAACTCGGTGAAGTTGAAGCTTCAGACGCATAAAGCGTTTGAGCTCGACAAAATAAATTTTTAACCTCTTATTTAAAAGATTATGCCTTTCCCAAGACTTACAACGGGACGCGTTGACCCACAAGTGTCTTCCGTTCTGCAAGCATATGTCAATCCTGACTTCATTGCTCCAATGATTTTGCCAGCACTTCCTGTAAAAGAAGAAGCCGGAAAAGTCGGTGCACTTGAAAACGAACATCTCCGTATTTTTGATTCACGTCGTGCTTTGTACGATGAAGGAGATCACAGAATGGAATTCAAGATCACCAATTCAGACAGTTACCAAATCGAATATTACGATTTGAGTATCTACGTACCAGACCGTTTACAAAATCAGCTCCAAGCTCCTTTTGACGCTCGCCGTGACGCTGGTGTATCTGCTTTGCAAGCCCTCATGCTTGAACGTGAAAACGCTCTTGCTGCTGCAATGACCAGTACCGCAATCCTCACAAACAACACCACTCTTGTAGGTGGCGACAAGTTCACAGACTTCACCAATTCAACTCCTGAAGATGTGTTCGAAGACGCTCGCACTGCTGTACACGCTGCAATCGGCCGCGAAGCAAACAGTGTATACATGAGTCGTGCAGTATTCAACACTTTGAAACGTCACCCATTCTTCTTGAATTTGGTGAAAGGTGTGAAAGTTCTTGATGGTAATGCTCTCATGCAACTCATCAAAGACTTCTTCGAAGTGAAGAATGTGTTTGTTGGAAAATCTATCAAGGTTACCTCAAACGAAGGACAAACTGAAACTAAATCAGTAGTATGGGGAGACGATGTTGTCTTCTTCTACCGTCCTGACGCTCCAAGTCTCTACGAACCATCACTTGGTTACCAATTCACTTTGACTGGTGAAAATGTACGCTCAGTAGTTCGCCGTCACACCAACGATAAAGGTGATATTGTGGAAGTTCAACAAGCGTACCAAGATAAAATCTTGGACACAAATTGTGCTTACCTCATCAAATCCGTTCTCTAAAGTCCGTAAAGGGGGCGGTGACCCCGCCTCCTTTTTACTCATTATTTACAGTTTTTATGTACTCTACAGTAACCACAAAAGAAACCGTACGAGGACTCAAGGCTGCTTCTGGATTTCTTTCCGTCAACCATGAGACTCAAAATAGAATCAATCGTTTGCACACTTACGAAACGTTTGATGTTAATCCAACCGTTTCCAAGCTCGCTGGTGGTGCTGCTGCTGGTGCTACAGGAGAAGTTGATATCATGTCATTTGGGCCAAACACCTTTGAATATTGTGTTTTAGGTGCTGGTCAAACCTTGCTTGCTCCTGTTCTTACTGCAACAGGTCTCGATGTCTCAATGGACTTGACAGCAGACGAGGGAATTGAGATGACCCAGGGTATTTTATCTAAGTCTCGTCATTCGTTTATTGTCGGAACCAACGGCCCATTCTTCTTTCGCTTGAAATTCAAGATTGCCGATGTTTCTGGTACTGATGATTGTGCGGTAGGTTTCCGCAAAGCGGCTGCATATACTGCTGCTATTGATAACTACACCGATTTTGCGGTTTTGAATGTTATCTCTGGCGATATCAAGATTGAAACTGCTCTCAATAATGCAGCTACTACTACAACCGATACTACTGACAATTGGGCTGATGCCGCAACTCATACTCTCCAAGTGGATGTGAGTGCTGCTGGTGTAGTTACTTACAAAATTGACGGCGTGGCTCCAACGGCTACTGCTGCCTTCACTTTTGATAGTGCTGACGTGGTTATTCCATTTTTCTACTTTCTCCATGATGCTACCGCGCCTGGTGTAATAGAACTTATCGAATGGGAATGTGGCCTCGGTACCTAGTTCTAAAAACTAGCTAGTAGTTTTTTGGGGTGCGTTCCTGTCGCGCACCCTATAAAGATTATTACTATGATCACAAAAATCTCGGCTGAAAATGCCAATAACTGCGATTATAAAGTGCAAAGACCCTTTGTCTATAAAGGCGTGCAATATTTCAAAGGAGAATGGGTTGAGGCCACTGACGAAGACTTGAAATTTTTACTTAGAAACATTTTAATTCAATGAGTATGTTCAATCGAAACTCTCCACAAAATAATATCCTCCCAGTTACAACTTTGGCAGTAGTTGGTGAGGCCATTTCAATTCCTGCTGGAGCAGCTGGAACAATAAAAGAAGTTCAATTCAAATCATCACCTATCTTGGGATCAACTGGTACAAGAATCGGTGGAAAAGGCGACTCAAGTTTGACTTTTGTCACTGGTACTTGTTTCACGACTGAAGTGAGTCCTGGAAAAGCTGACGCTGACCTTGCAAATGGTGAATATTGGATTGATTATGCTGCTGGACTTCTTCATGGTAAAAAAGCAACGACTGGAACTTCGGACACGGTGAGTTATTCTACTCTTTCGGTAAATATTGACTGGCTCACTGGACAAACAACTACTGCTTCTGTGTACAAACACACTGGAAGTGCGGCTACGTCAAATATTAAGGCCACCGCTGGCATTTTGATTGCCTGTGCTCTTTATAACTCAGGTGGAACTGATTTGTGGGTGCATTTTAATGATGACGCCAACACTGTGGCAAATGCAGACGCATGTACCTTGCCAATTCCATTGCCTGCAAACACTGCACTTTTGCTTGAGTCTGATTTCTTCAAATCTCGTCAACATTACTTCCCAACTGGTATTGCGATTGGTATCTCTTCTGTATTTGCTACTTATACGGCTCATGCTACGCCATCAGATGTAAAAGGTTGTGTGCTCTACGTATAAATTTTCACTTAAATTCTAATTTTCAATTATGTATTACGGATTTAAAAAAGTGAAAAAGGTACCTACTTACTCTGCATTTACGGCTGGTGCATACGATGGGCAAGTAGGTCAAACTCAAGATGACATGGCTTATCATGTCTATAGTTCAATTCTTGGGCTTTGGATGCCTGAAAAAGTACGTCCTACCTCTGTTGTGATTTCATATGATGGGAGTGTTTTACCTGAAAACGATGGCTGGACAAAAACAGGATCTGGTATACCAATAAGTACTGATGGGGATATTCTTACAATCAATGATAATAGTGTTGCGGGTGGTTCATATACATTTTATGAAAAGGATGATGCTATAAATCATGATTCGACTTTTAATTGGGGAGTAATTTATAAAGCAAAATTAACTGCTGTTTCTTCTTCTGCTGGGTTGTATAAATCTTTTATTGGAATTCGTCCTGGATCTTTAAATGCGGGAGCATTAGCTTTGGCTGGATCAGCAAGTGGTTTAAGTGCTGCTGACCAAGTTTTCCCTTTTAGTTTCAATGGGAATACCATTTCAGGGATTGGTGCAACTACGACCTCACCAGATCATGCTCAATATCAATATTGGTATGTTTTATTCTTTGCAGCACGTGCCTGTGGGCAGCCATCATTTTATCGCTTCGGAACACTTGGGAACCCTTCAAAAGAATTTGTGATCCAACAATCGCTTTTTACAAATGCAACGATTTTAGCAGGCGGAGTATTTTTTGGAAATTTTCAAAGTAATGCAACTTCAACGTTATTGGTAGATTATCTCAAAACATTCAAATTCACATAAAAAATATGCTTGAGGATATACCAAACGGAACAGACCGAGAGATTCTATTGGTCATGTTCACGAAATTTCAAATGTTTACTCAGAGTCAAGAGAGAACAAATGCCTCACAAAATGAAAAACTCTTAGAGCTTTTACACAAGCAAGATCAGAAAGCTGACAAGGTTGATATGGCAGAAATTCGTCACCAGATTTCAGGCAAAGCAGACAAAGAAGATGTATCACGACTTGAGAGACAAGACAAAGATATTCTCGACCGAGTAATGAATCTCGAAGAGCGTAATCGCTTGAAAGACAGTGAACAAAACGGCCGAAGAAAAGCATTTGTTCAAGTTCGCTCTCTTGGTGCTGGTGCGTGGTTCTACATTGTAGGGATCATTTCTTTTCTGATAATGATTGTAAATTTTATAAACAAATAATATGGCATACTGCACAAAAACTGAGGTACGAGCGGCCACTGGATTTTCTGATTCTGACAAAATTTCTGACACGACCATTGACGCATATATTGCCGACGCTGACAGTGTCATCAATGCAAAGATTTCTGACCTGTATACGTTGCCACTTGCGTCGACTCCTGATATCATCAACATGCTTTCCAGGTATTTGACAATTGGTCTTCTATACTCAAATGAGTATGGGGAAGAAAGTCAAAATACAGATAAGGGCTGGGAAAAACGAATGAACTGGGCCATGAATATCCTCGAAGATATCCGCAAGCAAAAAACAAAGCTTGTGGATTCTACTGGAGCCGAGTTGGCAAGACGAACACTCCGCTCACCGAGTTTTTACCCAACGGCCGCGAGTTCTGACCCGGCTGCAGATAATTCTACTGCTCCAAGAATATCAATGAATACAAAATTTTGATATGAACATCTCCATTTCCCTCAGTGACACCCAAGTAAAGAAGACCCTCGACGGTTTGAGTAGTGGTCTCAGGAGTTTCAAACAGCCCCTAGAAGAGGTCGGAGATAGCTTGATAGGACATTATTCAGATACAGTGTTTGAAACGCAAGGCGTGGCAAACGGTGCAGCGTGGCGGCCTCTCAGTGCGGCGACTCTCAAGCTCCGGGCTGAAAGACGTGGATATTATGCCCAGGCACCGAAACGAACCGGCAAAATCTTGATCTGGACTGGAAAACTCCAGGAAGGATTTAAAAAAACAGTGAGTAGTACAAAACTGGTGATTGAAAACAACGTGGATTATTTCAAATATCATCAAATCAACTCCCGTCCCATGCTTGCAATAACGAGTGATGTTATCACTCAAGTGGTAGAAGGCCTCAATAATTATATTCGAGATTTAATAAAATGATATGATCGAGTTTGTTGAAAACGAAATCAAAGAGCTCCTCAAAAATACAGCCGGGCTTGGTACTGGTGGAAGTCCACGAGTAAAATCATTTTATCAAGGCATTGTTGCTTTGCCTCCAAACAGTTATTTGCCGGTAGTCATGGTATTTGGAACCAGTGAGCAAGTCATTGCAAAAAGCACGGCCAAGGACCAATACCAATATGAAATGACTGTGCGTGTAGTAATTGACCTCAAAGCATTCTTTGACGAAAATGGCACGGGAGAAAAGATTGACGCGCAAGAAGCTATCCGAAAAATTATTGGAGAAAGAGATTCCTCGACTGGTGCACCAAAATCTGATACAATACTGGGTGTATTACGCGCGCCCGCGAACATACGCGGCACTGGGTATCTGTTCAATAACAATGTCACGGTAACGTATAAAAATGAAATTGGCGGACAATTTCCTTATGTCCAGGCTGACGCCTCATTCACACTCATAACCGATTTAATTTTAAGACAATAATTATGCCAGAAAATACAATGATGGTGAAAGTCTTGACAAATTTCACCGTCCCAAATCTGCCAGAGTTTACTGCAGGTATGGAGGTGGCACTTCCACAAGAGCTTGCAAAAGAATTACTTGGCAGAGATATCGTCGCTCCCGTAGTTGTCAATGTAAAAAACCTTGAGGGAGACCACGACACAGAGCAAAGAGCTTCAAAGAGAGCCGCTAAATAAAAAAGCGGCTTTTTATTAAATAATATTTTATTTTATGGGATCATATTCTCGTACAGCCTACATGGCTCTCAAAGTAGAAGTCACTGAAAACACCGCAGTGAAACCAAACGTATTTATTCCTCTCATGAGTGAGGACATCAACACTGAATGGGGCGCTACCCCAGCAATGCCGGTATCGGCAAACCGTGCCAAAAATTTGCGTGCAATTAAAACCGCAATCGCAGCACCTACCGGAACAATCAACTTGCTTGCTGAACCTACAATCATGGGGTATTTCCTCCGTGGTGTGTTTGGCGCTGTTACTTCTGGACGTTGGTTCCCAATTTCCTCAGTGACTGGAACTTTTACCGTGGGTGAAACGGTTACTGGTGGTACTTCTTCCGCAACTGCGACCGTGCTCGCCGTATCTGCAGAAGGGGACTATCTCCTCATGAGTGCACCAAGTGGCACCTTTACCGCAGCCGGTGAAGCCATCACTGGTGGTTCTTCAAGTGCTACCGCAACGCTTGGGGTCAATGCTTCGACTGTATATGGCCATGAATTCAAGGCTCCACAATCAAGTCTTCCAACTTTCACTGTAGAATTTGGATTTGACAATGAAGCATATCGCTATACTGGTGTTCGTTTCAACTCTTTGAACTCAATCGCACAATCTGACAATATCGTCACCGCTGCGATTGGTTTCATGGCTCGTGCTGAGTTCAAGCACGCGCGCGTGACAGCCATCACCACTGCCGGCTCAACAAAGACAATTTCTGTGGACCAAACCACTGGGCTTGTGGCTGCGGACAGTATCAAGATTTTCCGCCCATCTACTGGTGCATTCGTTGAAAGTAACACAGTTGCTTCAATCACCAATGAAGGAGCCTTTGTTGTTGCTACCCTGTCAAACAACACCGCAGTAGGGGATTTGATTGTTCTCGCTCCTCAGACTCCAAGTTATTCAGTAGACAAAGAATTTTCTTGGATTGGTGGCTCTGTGGCTCGTATCGGTGACACTATTTTGGCAACCATTTCTGCCTCTGCTGAAAGTATCGAAGATTTCGAGCTGTCAATGACAAACGAATTGGAATCTCGCCATGCTGCGACCGGTACCAATGTCATCAACCGCTTCCCAGCAAAGAATTTCTTGAAAGGAATCGAAGGCAACGGTTCACTCACAAAAACATACATTGATCAAACATTCCTTGACCGTTTGAGAAATAGTACACAAACCGCTGTACGTATTACTCACACCGGCCAACAAATTGCTTCCACTGGTGTGTATGCCACACTTGAATGGCGTGTGCCAGCGGTAGTGTTCGGGGCATTCAATCCATCACTCAGTGAAGATGATTTGCTCAACCAAGAAATGCCATTTGATATGTACTACTCTTCTACCTACGGATATATCGGTAAAGCCGTACTTGTCAATGCGACAACTTCATACTAAAAAAATCTAGAAAGGGCGTGCTACCAAGCACGCTTTTTTTGTGTTATAATAAAGTCACTATTATTTTTTTATATAATTATATGGGGCATTTTATAAGCACGGAAAACAGAATGAAGATTACTTTTGCAGACGGAGAGTGGGTTGAATATCGTGAATTTAGTTATGATGATTTGATAAAAATCACAAAAGCACAAAAAGAGCAAGGTGACGACGCTGATGTTTTGAATATGCTTTTATTAAAAACTGCCCTCACAAGTTGGAGTCTCACCGACGAAACTGGAAAAGTTGCAGAACTTTGTGAAGAGAATTTTAGAAAATTAAAAATGGAAACTTTCCAAACCATTGTTGAAAGTTTAGTGTCTCACATCAATCCAACAAAAAAAGACTTGGGGCTATCGAAAGAATAATACTTTTTGATAGCCGGTCCGAAAAAGAAGGGTACGATGTGATTCTCGATTTCAGGATGAGTGAAAAATTTGGGTTGGACTGGAAACAATACGAACACAAACGCATGGTGGAGTTCATTCAAATAATAGGCTTTGAAAACGATCGCCAAGAGCGCGACCGAAAGAAGCAAGAATCAAAATCTTATGGCCGACAATCGTCTGCAGGTCGTCATCGACCTCAAGGATAACATCACTGCAAGTCTCGACAAAGTAAAAGGTAATCTCAACAGCTTCAGTGATACAATTCAACGAGGTGAAGACGCTTCAAAAACTTTTGCCAAAGGCATTTTAGTCGCCGGTACCGCTCTTGCAGGTATCGGTGGTTTTGCATTAAAATCTGCTTCAGACATTGAACAAACTCAAGTGGCTTTCAAGACCATGCTTGGCTCGGCGGAGAAGGCTCAGGATTTTGTGGCAAAAATGAAAGAATTTGCCCGCACGACACCGCTCGAAACCTCAGACATTGCTCAGGCTTCTCAAACCCTCCTTGCCTTTGGTATTGAAAGCAAAAATGTACTTCCAAACTTACGCATGATTGGGGATGTGGCTCTTGGTAATCAGGAGAAATTTAAAATGCTCTCTCTGGCTTTTGCTCAGGTACAGAGTACTGGAAAACTCATGGGCCAAGATTTGCTTCAAATGGTCAACCAAGGTTTCAACCCTCTACAAATTATCTCTGAAAAGACCGGGGAAAGTATGGCCTCTCTCAAGGACAAAATGAGTAATGGGGCAATCTCCGCGGCCATGGTCACTGAGGCTTTCAAAACGGCCACCAGTGCAGGCGGTCGCTTCTTCGGTGGTATGGAGGCTCAATCAAAGACTTTTGCCGGGCAATTATCGACTTTAAAAGATGATTTGAATTTGGCCTTGGCTGAAAATGTTGGCAAGCCATTGCTCGATGGAATGACCAAGCTGATTCCTGTATTTGAAAGTCTTGTGTCAAAAATTCCAGCCTTGATTGAAAAGATAAAAGAAATTTCTCAATATTTTGAGGAAAATAAAACCGTCATGTATATCATTGCCGGTGCAATCGTAGGTGCATTGGTTCCAGCGGTCTGGGCTGCTGTCGTCGCATTCGGTGCTTGGGCCATTGCTTTGGCTCCGTTCATGATTGCCGGTGCGGTCATTGCTGGAATTATTGCCGGGATTGTTTGGGTGGTGAAAAATTGGGACATGCTCAAAGCAAAAGCTGATGAGGTATGGACAAGTATCACTACTACAGTTCTTGACGCTGTCGATAAAATTGTCACGCCAGTAATAAATTTTTTCTCTGCCATGGGTGACGGTTTAAAAGCAATTTTTAATGGCATTGTCGATTTTTTCAGATTATTTTGGGATGGTATTGTCATGCTCTTTAAATTTCAAATTGCATTGGCGACGGGGATTGTTGTTGGAGCTTTCAATTTACTTGGCATTGACATTGTCGGAATTTTTCAAGGACTCATTACTTTCTTCACTGGATTTTGGGAATGGCTCACGACAGATGTTGTCGAGGCCACCACAAAAGTGTTATCCGTAATTTCAACATGGCTCAGTAATATCAAAGCTGGTTGGATGATTGTGTGGACAGCAATTCGTACTTTTGTTTCTCAAAAATGGAATGAACTTACTGGCGATGTTTCAAGTGGAATGAGTACTATACTCGAATATATTACAAAATTCACAGACCCAATCACGAACGCTTTTAGTAAAATTTGGGACGGTGTAAAAGTTGTTACTGACATGGCTTTTGAGGGCATAAAATGGGCGTTCAAAGGTGTGATCAACTTCTTGATTGATGGCGTAAATAAACTTGTCCAGGCAATCAATTCTGTGGCAAATAAAGGGGCTGGAGTGGTAGGACTTTCTATCCCAAATATCCCAGAAGTGCCTCGCCTTGCAAAAGGTGGAATTGTGAGCAAACCGACTCTTGCAATGATTGGAGAGGACGGCCCAGAGGCAGTTGTCCCTCTTACAAAGAGAAATGCACCGGCAGGCATGAGTGGGGGAGTGACCGTCAATATCGTAGTAAATGGCGATGTTTCAGGCGAAGAGTTGATTGAAAAAATCGGTAACGAACTCACCCGAAGATTGCAGTTATCAACAGCACTCACTTAGTTTTCCACAGACTTATCCACACATATAGGCACTATGCTTTTTTACTATATCAACGACACCGATCGCACCGATGATGTTGTTGCAAATACTTTGCGGAAAACGAATCAAATACAGCAACGCGCGGATAGTGTGCAGTTTAAAATTTTCTCAGGAAGTGCCCCGGTTGAAAACCAAGATTTGAAAATTTATAATGGTGCATTGGTTCAGTCACATTCTACTGACACAATCGTGCTCAAAGAAAGTTATCAAACAGATGTTCAGAAATTTCGAGCTGGACAATTTTTGTTTTTAAAAATCGGGAATGCTTCGATGGAAAAAGCCGAAGTACTTTCATACGATGAAACGACTCGAACAATTGTACTCACTCACGCCCCAGTCGTGTCACTCAGTTCAAACGATAAAATCGGGGAATTGATTTTTGGTGGCCTTGTCGCGCGCGTGCAGGACATGAATTTTCATACGCTCGATACTATCGAGTACCAACTTACTGGCGTGGACTACTCAAAACTTTTTGATAAAAAACTTGTTTCAGATTCCTGGGAAGATAAAGATTCACGGTACATCATCAATGATTTTATAAACACCACGGTGAATTATAATTCTCTTGTTGATAATTTATCGTATGCGGATAATACCGCAATTCAAGCGGAATGGATCGAAGCAAGCGACGGAAGCAATCCCACTGTTGACGCTTCAGATTTTATGGAAGGTGACGCTTGTGGTGTTTTTGCTTGGACTCATTCAGGTGGCACGGCCATATGGGCCGCGACCCCAACCACTCGCGACGATTCTGAATTTACTGGTGTGGCAACTGGCACTCCAACCAAGGGAGTGCTAATGGGCTGGGTAAAGACTTCTAATTATGCCAATATCACCTCTCTCAAAGTCCGTGTTGGGTCCAGTGCCTCAGATTATGCCGAGGTCACTTTTCCTTTGGTCAATACCACCGATTGGCAATATGTTTCTGCGGAACTAAAAAGTGCCACGATTGTGGGCACGCCTGATTGGCAGAACAGGGATTATGTTCAAGCTCGTGTGGTAGAGACTGGCAGTGGCACAATTCGCCTCAACGGCCTCAGGATCAATGCACGTGGGTCTTTTACCCTCTACAACGTCCAATCTACCCCGGTCTTTGATGAGCTCCGCTCGCCTCAATTAAAGCCCATGTCGCTCATCAATCAAATTGCCAAAACTTGGGAGTATATTTGGTATATCGATTATGAACGGGATATCCACCTTGTTTCCCGTGAAACCGAAGCAGCCCCGTTTGAAGTGACTGACTCAAGTGAAAACTTCTTTGACCTCCAAGTCGAGGTTGATATGGCAAATTTGGGGAATCGTATTATTGTGCGCGGGGGTGAGAAAACATCGACCTCTCGATATTCTCAGGTTTTCCAGGGGGACGGTGTTTTGCGTACCTGGCTCATGAAAAACAAGTTTAATAATCTTGAAATTTTGATTGATAATAACACGAGCACGGACACTGCCGAGGCAAGCACCAACTCCACCACAATCAACGCCACGGCCCATGGCCTCGTTACTGGCGACCACATTGTGAACCGAACTAGAGGCAACGCCGTGAGACAGGTGACGGTCGTGAATGCCAATCAATTCACTGTGGAGGCCGTTACGAGTCAAGCCAGTGGGGATACCTTTTCAAAATTTTCTGTGACAAAAACAATCGGGGTCGAAGGTTTGGTTGATGAAAGCACGGTGAATTATGTTTACAACTCGAATGAAAAATCTATACGCGCGACCGCGACTGAGGCCACTTTGCTTGCTGCGAACTATATCCGCATGGAGTATAACGAGCGTTTGCAAATTCAAATCCAATATTCTGACTCTGCCTCAGCCAATGCATTGCGTTCTCTTGGTCTCGGCGACGGAGTTTTTGACCTTGACCCGATTACAGATAGAAATATTCAGGACGTGACCACGGCGATTTCTCTCGCGCAAGCGCGCGTACAAGAGTTTTCAAATGCAGTTGTCACCGTGAAATTTAATACCGAAGTTGAAGGTTTGAAGGCCGGGCAAATTATCCATATCGCAGACTCAACGTCCCGGTCACTCGACGCAAATTATGTGATCCAACAAATTTCTATCCGCCAACAGGATGGTCGATACAAAGACCGACTGGTTTACCAAGTCACTGCTGGCACGACTCTTTTCGGTTGGATTGAGTTTATGCAAAAACTTTTGAAAACAAAAGACTCTATTGAGCTCAATGTCGAGGATATTGTCGAAACCTATGCGGTGTCTGATGAAGTGGTTGAATCTACTGATGTTGATGATACGGCTCTTGGCGGTTTTCAAAAAGCGACAAATACCGAGACGGTTGAGAGTAACGATGTAAATGCCGCGTATGATCTTGCACTTCCTTGGCAATGGGAACCAAGCACTGGTCAATCAGTGCACACACGTTGGAATCTTTCAGAATGGTATTAAAAATGATATACTGTAATTACTTCACATTTTTTTATGGAAAATAAAAACAATCTTGAAAAATTAGAGAGCACAAAAGTCAAAGGTGTCCACATTATTTCTTTGTGTAAAATCACCACAGAAAAAGCACACTTACTTGAAAATGCTCTTGAGATAGTTCGTCTCAAACGTGAGGCTCTTCTGGCTTCAGGAATTGCTACCAGAGAGCTTTTGAAACAGCTTTGGGAAGAATATACCTTTTTGCTCCAAGAACTCCACAAAGGCTATTTGAGTAAGCAATTTTATGTTGAAAATATCACAACCACAGTCGGCCGTGCTGTGCTTGCTTCTCGCCTTGGTGGGGATACTACCTACACGGGCATTGTAAATTATGGAGCGGTAGGAACGGCAAGCACCGCCCCAGCAGTAGGAAATACCACGCTCGCGACCGAAACATACCGCAAAGCTCTGTCGAGTGGTACCCATGTGAACAACGTGACTTACCTTGAAGAATTTTATACCGCTGCCGAAGTAACAGGATCACTTGAAGAATTTGGATTTTTTATTGACGGAACTGGAAGTGCAAATACTGGGCAACTTTTCAATCGTTTTACTCAGTCTGTAGCGAAGTCGAATGTTGAAAGTTTAAACGTTCAAAGTGTCGTGACATTCAATGACGCATAGCCTATGCCACTGCGAATTAGCGACCAAGCAAAAGTATTGCTTGACAATTTAAAAGAAATAGATTTAGAAGATTTAGAAAAATGGTTTTACGAAGAAAGTAATCAAACCATTATCGGCTCAGCTACTATCACAAATTATTTAATGGATAAAAGAAAAAAATATGGCAACAAATCTTGATTCGGCTCAAGTCGCAGGTGGCGATGATGTCCTTGCAAGTCAATATAATGCTTTGCGAAAAGATGTCATTCAAAATGGCGGAGACTATGCCGCTTCTGCTGGTTCTTCCAATGCCTATACTCTTGCGATTGATTCTGCCATAGCTGCCTATAACGAGGGGCAGGTTTTTAAATTCAAAGCGAATTTTGCAAACACCGGCCCGGCGACTTTGAATGTGAATTCTATCGGTGCAAAAAACATTTTAAAATTTGGTAATAAAAATTTGATTTCTGGCGACATTAAAAGTGGTGATGTTGTGTACGTTGTGTATGATGGCACAAGCATGCTCATGCTTTCTTCGAGCTCAACCGATAAGTCAAAATTTGGTGGGGACGGTTCTGACGGTGCTTTGAGTGTTCCCTCAGGAACAACAAATATCGACGCGACGAGTAGTGTAAATATTGTTAAAAAGAATTATACAACGATCAATATCGCCTCTGGCGCGACACTTGCCCTTATCAATCCAGCTAGTGATGGTTCTGGTTTGTGGTTGCGTGCTACAGGCAATGTCGACATTGTGGGTACAATCAATGTTGATTATTGTGGAGCTATTTATGGGGCTGCTGCGGTTGCTAATACTTCTGAAGTTAATGGTAATGAGGGTACTCAAGGCTTCATGCAAAATGTTGATGGTGTCACTTCTTTGCATAAAGGAGGCGCTGGACAGGCTTCGACTGGTGGATCTTACAAATCTACTGGTGGTGGTGGTGGTGCTGGAAAAAATGCAGGTTCTGCAAGCTCAGCAAATTCACCAGTAGCGGCTGCGCCTGGTGGAACAGTAGTTGAGTTCACTCAAACAATTGATGGAATAAATTTGACCAAAAAATTTATTATATTCTGTGGGGCTGGTGGTGGTTCAGGTGGTGCGACTGATAACTCAGGTACATCAACCTCTGGCCGAGGTGGCCGTGGTGGTGGTTTCGTAATAATTGAATGTGCGGGATCTTTTAACTTCACCGGTACTATTACCGCCAAAGGTGAAGCTGGACAAAATGGTACGGTTTCAAGTTCTGGTACGGAAAATGCTTCAGGCGGTGGCGGTGGCGGTGGTGGCTTCATTCTTGGCTTGTATAATGATCTGACGGCAAATTCTGGGACTACAGTAGTTACTGGTGGAATAGGTGGAACAAAAGCCGGGGGGAGTGGAACGAATGGTGGCGATGGTGGAGACGGTCAAGCTCTCATTGGAAAAAATGAATCTTTATAATTTTTATTTTATGAATGAAGAAAATTTCAAAAACGGGGCCATTCAACAAACAGAGGAAGAACTTGGGGCGATGATTGCCTTTGAGTATACCCAAGAGGAGCTTGATAGTTTGGATTTCAAAAAAGGTTTTGATGTCCGCAATCCATTGAATGACGGAATCAAAGAAAAGTATCAAGGACCGTCTCTTTCTTGTGTTGGCCAAGGTTGGAGCTATCAAGCATGGATTTTTCAAGTCATTGAAATGATGAGAAAATACGGCATGAACCTCAAAGAGCTCAGAGAAAAACACCCAGAGAAAGTCGAAGAACTTTCGGCAAAATTTATCTACTCACAAATTGTTCTTCGTGGTGGTTCGGCCTATCTCGCCGACGGGGGACAGTTGATTGTCGACGTTGGTGCGGTAAAAGAAAGCGTTGTGCCAAGTCACAAACCTGATGGTTCGGTTGATGAAGCTTTCATGGAAGACCGAAGCTGGAAAACTGACGCAATCCTTGCGATAGCAAAAGCATTGCGAGGTAAACAACTCCAAAAACTCCCAGTAAAAAATGACATGCGCCTCTTTGCTCTCGCCATTCAAAAAAACTTTGGTGTAGTCGGTGGAGTCAATGGTAGTAATGGCCGAGGTTGGAGCACTGAAAATCCACACCCACCACAACCCGGCGACGCTATTTGGGGACATTGTATTTTCTTTGGTGCTTTCGGCACTGATGAACTCGGTGAATTTATCGCAACACCAAACTCAAACGGTCCATTGAATCCAAACTATAAATGGAAGCCGGGAGACCCACCAGGTGAAGGCTGGCAGAAACTCCGCAGCGATTATTTCAACACACCACATTTGTTCAATCCTCTTACTTACACGGATTTACCAAATCCTAATGAAGACACTATGCTTAGACTCGTTAAAGGGACACGCCCAGAAATTTATATCGTTGGTACAAACGGAAAACTCTGTCACATCGCAGGCCCAGGAACTTGGGAAGCCGGCAAGGAACTTGGATGGTGGGGTGACTTTGAACTGAAGGACCAAGCGTGGATTGACGCGCAGCCCAAAGGCATGGACATTGGATTTATTTTCTAATCAATATTTATGAACGACCTACTCGGCATTTTATTCCTTGCCACTCTGCTCGAAGGGTTTATCACTTACCTTTTTGGGGAGGGACAAGGTGAGCAGAGAAATTATTTGAAATATGTTTCCCTTGCTTTCGGTATTATTGTGGCAGTCGCTTACAAGATTGATATACCAGCAATGGTTGGACTCATCTCACCATACCCATTTGTTAGTTTTATTCTTTCTGGTTTGGTTCTTGGCCGCGGAAGTAATTACGTAAATGATTTAATTGGATCTTTTCGTAAAAAATAAATTGTGGTATAATTGGAGCGCTCAGAAAATTCTAGATTTTTCTGGGATATTGACCTCCGCAAAAAAGACTCTTCACGTGGGTCTTTTTTGTTTATAAAAAATGTGATATAATATTTCTGTGTTCTTTTAGAATGGTACACTTTCATAGCAGATAAAAGCTCTCTCCTCCTGGGAGCTTTTTCTGTTTTTACCCTTACAAAAAAAGTTATGCACAGGTAGGTATTTGCCATGTGTTGCAATGTATTGCGATACATGTTATTATAGATTCATAAAGGTCGCAAAATAAAAAATTATTTAACTTTATTTTTCTATGAAAATACAAGATGGGTATGGCAGTTCATTGAAATTGTCGCAGGATTCACGGGGCTTCATTCTTCTAAGGTTTGGCCTCAATGGAGGAACGTATTTAACAAAAAAGCAAGTCGAAGAGTTACAACTCAAATCTTATTTAGAAGACATGCTTGGTTTCAGTGTTGAAAAATACAACGAGGCATATTGGGAAGGCGTGTGGGGACTTTTTGAAAAAGATACAGGGTTGATAATTGATACATCACTTTCACTTGAGAGACTTCAGGACAGTGCAGCAAAATTTATCATGGAGGACATGAAGGACGGCAATTCCCCAGACCTCTACGAAATCAGAAAAGTCTACCAACAATTTTAATTCAACACTATGATGATCTATCACGAAAAACTTATCAAAAAACTTTGTCGCACGCACCTATGCGTAACATGGAGAGAAGGTTTGTGGGTGTACCGAGTCGTGACTGAAAAAAAGAAATTCTACAGCGGGCACCCAGTCGTCAAAGAATTTTGGGGCGACCCGATGAAACTGTGGAAAAGACTTTTTAAAATCAGACTTGAGTTGATTCGCCGAGGTTGCCGGGCAACTGACATGCCACCGCTTCAAGCCTCACCGAAAAAAAGAAATACATTCGAGTATCTGACATTGCAAGAGCAAATAATTTTACTCAAAAATAAAACTTGTCAATGTGTTGTATGAATTATCCACCAAACATGAACCTCTATGAAAAACAAATCCGAGAAGAATCAGACGCCGACCTCAATGAAGACCTTGAGTATGAGAGAATCACGGACGAGCTGGGCGATAGGGATTGAGGCAGCGATATGGGGCGGAGAGGAAAATATCCCACCCTATATCAGACAACAAATTTTGAATCCAAAACTGAGAGGAGGTGAACACAAATGAAAACGCCATACTATTCAATCAATGCAATCATCAAACAACGCTTACTCATGAGACCAGACGGGCAACCTTTCACCTCTTTGACAGGTGTCATGCGACGAATCAGAGCATTTGGTTTTAAAAAATCAGTACTCGACCGTCGTGGTATCCTCGTATATGGAATCACAAAAAAAGATTTAGAAAAAATGAACTCTTATAATTATGAACCAAAAGAACACCACACCAACAGAACACAAAAATAAAACAATCACCCGTGTCGAGCAATACTCTTTCGATGAAAGATATTACCAACGAGAAATTGAGCCGGGAGTGTTTGAATATGCTCCATCAATGACTTATGTGCTTGGGTGCGTGTATCCCGCGCACGAGCTTGCGGACTGGCGCGGAGACGTTGGAAACAAGCGTGCGGATGAGATTATGAATGACGCCGGGGAAGAGGGTAGTTATGTGCATGAATCGATTGAGGTTATTTTGAAAGGCCAACAAATCACCACTGCGGACATTGAACAAAGATTTTCCCGTCGACGCTCACTCAAAATCAAGCGTTGCCTCAAAGCCTTTCTTGACTGGCATGCTGAGTTCAAGCCTGAAATTATTTCAGCTGAATATGCAGTGTGGGGCGATGGCTACGCTGGCACGGTGGATTTAAAATGCCGGATTGGTGGCGAGACATACATTGTCGACTTCAAGACCTCGAAATCTATCCACAACACCCACAAGGCACAAATCGCTGGTTATGGCCTTGCCGATCCCACAGACAAGATTGCTCTGCTTCACCTTGGGAATACTACCAAGAAAAAGTACTCTTTCTTGGTCCTCGACGACGAAGCACGTATCAGGTATGAGCAGGAATGCCGAATGACAGTGTCGATGTTTCACACTTTGAACCCGAACGCCAAACCAACCGATGAGACCTTTCCTGACTGCTTCAAACTTATTTAATTTTAAAATATTCTCTTATGAATATCAAAGATATCAAAGTAGAAAATAATTCACGTTTTATTAAACTCACCGAAGGAGAAAATCCTATCCGCATTGTGAGTGGTTTCACTTCTTACCCAAAAACATACCAGGGTGGAAAACCAACCACACGATACGCATGCTATGCCATTGATCGCAAGGATGGAGAAATCCGATTCTTCGAGATTGGTGCTTCAATCATCAAACAAATCCAAGCCCTCGCCATGAGTGCCGAATATGGTTTTGATGATCTGCCACCTTACGATATGGTGATTGTCCGCCAAGGTACTGGGCCAATGGATACTGAATATAGTGTGCGCGCTGCTCGCAAGGATACCGCCCTCAATGAGGTTGAAATTGCCAAAATTGCCGAACTCAAACCAATTGACCAAGTCTTTGCTCAAAATCTTGATGAACACCTCGAACAAAACAAACCTACGGACGTTGATGGAATTCCTTTTTAATTTTTCTTATGTTGAATGAAAAACAACTCGCCGGGTTGCGAAAAGCCTATCACTCGGCGAGTCTCGATAAATGGCTCAATGAGTTTTTGGCCGCGGGGGAAATGACAGAGGAAGCGTCAAAAGAAATTTATGCTTTTCTCGAAGTGCTCGAAGCTGAAAAAAATGAAACTTTGGCACAGTTCACAATCTTCAATGTCAAAGATAGCGTTTCATTGCCTGGGGTATCTGAACTCATGGACCTCACAGGAAGCCAAAAAGAGGCCTTAGAGAAGTGGGGACAGGCCAGAGAAGCAGATTATCAAAAAGCAAAAGAAATCTTCACCCAGGCCAGAAAAAACGAGCTCAGGATAAACACGAATCAATACCTTAACTGGGGTTTTGAGCTCGCCGGGATTCAGTTTGACCTTGACCTCTACCGTGTTTGGAAAGACCAGCTGTATCATGCGCGCCTGGTGGACATCATGGACAGCCATGGCATATCCCGTTCAGAGGCCGAGGAACGCGCAAAACTCACACCTGAGTATAGGGATTATAAAAAGGCTGTGCTTTTCCGTG